CCTTTGCCTTTATTAATATCAGCTCTTAAACATTTAGTTTCACTTCTAAGTTCTTTTATTTCTCTTACTAAAAAATCTATTTTAACTTCAGTAGCTGATTTTCTTGGCATTATCTTCCTTGTCCTTTATAAATCTTTACACCAGTTTGTCTTCGTTTATGTTTATTCATAGTACTTGTATTGGGTCTTCTTCCAGTTGAACTTCCTTTTTGTATTCGTATATGGTCAACATGAGACTTAAATTTTTTAGCCATTATCTTGCTTTAGCTGTAACACCATTTGAACCTACTAAGGGTGCTGCTCCAAATGCCATGTAGATGTAATTTCCATTTGAACCATTACTTTCAGCATTATTTCTTTTTAATTTAATACCATTGGATAAAAAATCCATACCATTAGAAGTATCAGTATTTTCAACATCACTAGCATTTGGAAATAATTTAGATTGATTAACATTATAAGCACCTCTTTTGCTATCTAAAATTAACCATGGTTGACTTGCATCAGTTCGTTTTATCATAAAAAATGCAGGTTTAAATCCTGTGTAAATAAATGGACCATCACCATCATTTCCATTTCCTGTATATGAGCCATGCTTACAATAACCAGTTGTATCAGTAAAAATATAAACTACATGGTCGTTGTTAGCATCTAAAGTTCCACCAACAGAAATGGTACAATCAGTTGAGTTCATTGTACCCCAACAAGTAGAGTAAGTTGCTTTTCCATTTACATCATTTAAAGTTATGTAATCATTAGTAGCATTTGAAAAAGTATCAGACCAAACCATAAATTTTTGACTTGCTTCTAAATCTTTTACAATAACCATTTTTGGTTTTTTACCTAAACCATGTTTTAAAACATAACTACCACTTGCAGGAGAAGTAATTTTATAAATACCAAAACCAGATGTTGTATTAATACTAACTCCCAAAGGGTCAGTTGTACTCCCAGAAGGGATAGCAGTTGTCCCTGCTTTCCAGTTCCAACCTACTATACTTAAACCATTACCATTTACATCACCTGATGCACCAAAAGACAAACCATCACTATCAAAAGATGTTATACCAGTTGACAATGTACTTTCAGCACCATTATCATTTGGTTGTAATCTTTTATCTGCACCTCTAACAGCATCTCCTAAATGATGCCAAGCACCAGAACTTCTTGATTTAATCCATGCCATATCAGGTTGAAATCCAACTCCTGTTATAGATTGTGTTCCACCATTACCTGTATAAAGTTTAGTATTAAAATAATCTGTTGATTTATTAATTGTTGTGTATGCCATTATTCGTTAAGTCCTTTCGTACTAAGTGCTGAGTATCCTGTTGGTACTGTATAATTAAATTTAGAAGCACCTTCTGCACCTGAGTAACCATTACCACTATTTGTAGTTATAGCTGTAGTTCCAAAATAGCCATTGCCGAAATTCCATTCATATTTTCCATATCTTCCAGAAGAAGAACTTTCTAAATTGGCAAAAAAGAAATAATCATAACCATCATTAGCAGAACTTACTCCAGTAATTTGACTACCTCTTGCAACTCCATTAACATAATATTGAAATGTGCCATTATCTAAATCTAAAGCCATACCTACAATATCGCCAGAACTAATTGCTGTTAAACCAGATTGGTCTGTTGAACCATATTTAGATATATAAATAGATGTATCAGCAAATATATATCTTATTTGATTACTAGAACTTGTTACATCAGCAGTATTACCAGATGATGTTCTAAAAATTCCAATACCATGACCAGAACCTGTTGAAAAACTACTAGGTTTTAGTTCACAATAAAATTTTCCTTTTGATGGCATAGCTAATGTACTCATAAAATATGGATTAACACCAGATGCAGAACCACTAGGGTCTTCTACTGTTGTATTTCCATTGCTAAAATTAACTGTGCTTCCAAATAAATTAGAACCAACTAAATTATTAATTGTAGCAAAAACATTATCAGGATTATCTTTTAAATCTGTAAGAGTACCACCACCTAATGTAAAGTCATTACCTTCACCTGATTGGTCAGTAATACCATTACCATCTTTAAGAATAAAAAATCCAGTATTTCCATAAGTAACTGAAGGACTTGTCTTTCCTACCCATTCACCTGTTGTTGCATCTGTTTCACCGAAAGCTGATGCGTCATAAGCTGTTGATTCTACAAAATGAACATGAGACATTGAGCCATCAAAATAATTACTACCACCATTACTTGAAGCAACTGTTTTTGTTCCATCTCTAGGTAATGAAAGAGCTTGGTCTTGTGCTGGAATTGTTGAAGAAGAAAAAGTTACTTGTTCATTATTAACATAAAATTTTATTCTATCGCTAGATGTTGCTTGTGTTGTATCTACTTCTAAAACTATATGATACCATGCTGATGTATCTCTAAAAAGATTATTTGTTACAAAAACAGCAGTATCTCCACCACCTACTCTATCAAAATATCTTATATCATCTGATGACCTAAAATACATATAAGCATAATTACTAGCATCTTTATAGTTATAAAAAATTGTTTGGTCAGTTCCCAGTTTACTTCTTTTAATCCAAGCAGAATAAGTAAATTTTGTTTGATTTGATGCTGTTCCTGTTTCTGTTCTTGATAAATATGTATTAGCCATTAATTAAATCCTCCTGAACCTGACATTCCAAATGTAAAGCTCATACTAAAAGCTCTGACTGCTGTCTGTCCTTCTGCGTCTGTTGCTGTTATACTAAAATTCTTTGTAGCTGCTGCTGTAAATTCTGTTTGTGTTCCTGCGATTGTACAACTTCCAACACCAGATGTAAATGTTAATCCTGTTGGTACTGCACCTGTTGTTACTGCAAATGATGTAGCACCAGTTGCTGATAAAGTAATTGTACTTACAACTGAACCACCAGTATAAATAGAACCTGCTGCTGTTGTCCAAGCTGGAGCATCTGATACTGTTAGTAAAGCTGAACTACTTCTTACTGCATTACCATCATTGTTCTCTACTCTTAAAAAATATGTACCATCTACTGGTAAAGTAAAGGTTGCAACTATTTGAGTAGCACTTGTATAAGTAATACTATCTGCTGCAACAATAGCACCTGTAGAATTAATTGCTTCTACTTGAGGTACTGATATAAAATTTGTTCCTGTTATCGTAACTGCTGTTTGTGTATTTTCTATAACTGAAGGAGATATAGAACCTATAGTAGGTTTTGTTTCTGCTGGTAAGTTTGTTAAGTTAGCACCACTAATAGCTGGTAAAGCACCAGTTAATTTACTTGCTGCTACAGTAGCTATCTTTGCATCTGTTACTGCAGAATTATTTATTTTTGCTGTAGTTATATTACTATCTACTATTTTAGCAGTTGAAACTGAATTGTCAACAGGTGTTGATAATAAACCTGTACCCATGTGATAAATAAAATCACAAGTATTTGCATCTGCTAAAGCTGCATCAAATGTAATTGTAGAACCATTTACTGAAAAGTTACCATACTGAATAACTCCATCAATAGATACTACCATTGTATCTGCACTAGATGGTGTAAATGCTACACTACCTTTAGTTAAATTATAAGGACCAGCACCTGTTGCAGTAGCTGGTGTTATAGCATCTAGCTTTTCTACATTACTAAATCTATCTATTCCTTGTCCTATATATGCCATATTATTTTATTCCTTAGTATTGTAAACTTACACCTCTAATTCTAGCTTCTTTACTTCCAGATGCTTGATTAGCAAAACTTAATTTATATTTTAATTGTGTTCCTGCTGTTACAGCTAAGTCATTTACTTTAGCCATTTTAATACCTGTAGAAAAATCTGGTAAAGCAGTAAGTGTAGCAGTTGAATAGTTAGAACCACCATCTGCTGATAATTGTAAAACTATATCTGTGTTTAATGCGTTAGTACCTGTTTGGTCTTGGTAAGTAATAATAGCACCCATAGAAGATACACTTGATGGTGCTGTAATTGTATTAGATATAAAGTTTCCAGTTGCATTTGCAGAAATTGTATTTTTATAAATATCAAATTCCGACCAACCTGCATTATTGTCATGGAAATCTGCACTTCCAAATTTATAAGAAATGTATCTTGCAGTAAAAGGTGTAAAGCCATTTACTTTACAAACAACACCATCAGCATTTGTTCCTATATCAGTCCAGTCTGCTGTTCCACTAGATGAAAAATTTGATAAATTTGAACTTGATGCACTACTTCCTTTATAAGAATAAATAGTTGATGTTGCGTTTGTAAAATTTATGTCTGTTCCATTTGCTTGTGGGTCAGTTTGAGTTGCATGGTATCTCATTTTTATAGACCTAGCATCTCCATGACCTCTATTTTTACCAATAATTAATTGTGAGATAGAATAACTTGCTCCTAAATCAGCAATTACATATCCACTAACCGAACTATTTGTTGTGTAAGCAAATGCATTATAAGAATTAACATCTGTCGTAGAACCTTCTACTGCATCTCTTGTTTTTGTTATGTTTAAATCACCACCTATATTTCCACCACTAGAAGTTAATGCTGTTATATTTTGTCTTACATATTGTGAACCTGAAACAGTTGAAATATATTCATTAGCATCTCTTATACTTGCAGTAAATGAAGCAATCCCAGAACTGTCTTGGAATACATCAACAAAGCTAGAGTTAGTATTGTAAGCTATAGCATTTTCATTTGTTGCTTGTCTTAAAGCGATTGTAGATAAATCATTAACAATTTTATTATCATCAAAAGATGTTGCGTGTTGAGATACATTAGATGATGCTATTCTTGCATCAGCAAAAGTACCACTTCCAATTCTAGCTGCATCCATTGTACCTGAAGTAATTTTACTTGCAGAAATATTAGGAATCTCTGCTGCGTCTAAATCTATTGCTGTGTTTCTAATTTTTATTATTGCCATATTATTTTATTACCTTGCTGTACATGGTACATTGTTTGAACCTACTAGAGGTGCTTCTGCAAATGCCATGTAAATGTAATTATCTCCTGAACCATTAGATGTACCACCTGTGAATCTATGCTTGAAGCCATTTGAAACTATGTCAATGACATCTGTTGTATCTTCTGCATTAGAAAGGTCTGCATAAATTCTATTATTATCAACATTATATCCTAATCTTTTGTTATCAATCATAACCCAATTATTACCAGCAGTTTCTGTATTTTTTAGCATAATAAAAGCAGGTTTAAATCCTGTATAAACAAATGTTCCATCAGCATTTCCATTACCAGTATAAGAATCAAACTTGCTATAACCAGTTTTTTCTGCAAAACAGTATGCTACAAAAGTTTCTCCACTTCCGTTAACACTCCTTTCATTGCTAACAGTAAAAACACTTGATGTTGGACTTGTGTTATTCCAATAAGTTCTTGTTTGTTGAATGTTATTATCATTTATCCATACGGCTTTTGTATTTCCTAGACTATGATGATAAGTTCCCCACCAATCAGCACCATTTGTTCTACTTTTAACAATAATCATTTTAGGAACAGAATTTAATCCATGACCAATAGTAGCACCTGTCGTTGCATTACCAGAATAAGTCACAATACTAAAACCTGCCGATTGATTTACTGAAACAGTTGAGTTTATAGAACCATCATAATTAGTTGAACCTGCACCATTTGCTTTCCAGTTCCATGATGCTATTCCACTTCCACTTTTATTTGCACCATCACCATTTCCAACTGTAAATCCATCACTATTAAAAGATGTTAAAGAGCCACTTGCATTTGTGTATTCTGCATCACTTCTATTTGGATAAATAGTTTTAGTAGCACCTCTTACTGCATCAAATAATTCATGGTCATTTGTTGTATTTCTGTTTTTTAACCATGTCATATCTGGTTGAAAATTAACACCTGTAATTGCATGACTTGTAGTAGCATCACCTGTATAAAGTTTAGTATTAAAATGTTCTGATGATTTGTTAATTGTTGTGTATGCCATTATAAGTTTAATCCTTTTGTTGATAAAGCAGTATAACCTGTTGGTACATCATATTCAAATATTCCATTACCACTTGCGTTAGTTCCTGCACTAGATACTGCTGTTGTTCCGAAGTAGCCATTACCGAAGTTTGCACTCATATATTTTGTTGCACCACCATTATTATGTCCTGTTACTCCGAAAGTGTAAAAATCTGGAGTAATAGCTACTCCACCAGTTCCTGTTGCACCACTTTCTGGATTACCACTATTCATCCAAGAACCACTATCTAGTCTAAAATAACAAAAACCATTATCTAAATCCATAGCAACACAAACAGTTTGTGAAGCAAAAGTACTACCTGTATATTGTACAGAACCAGATTTTCTAACTTGACCATTAATACTATATATACCAATATTATTTACACCTGTTGTTGATACTCCACCTATTGCACTTCCTAATGAAGCATCACTAAAGTTTGGATTACAAATACCTACAGACTGGTAGTTATCTCCACTACCTTTAACTTCAAAATAATATTTACCAGTTTTTGCAAATATAGTTCCAAGTTGTGAAGTAAAAAATGCTGCTCCTGCTCCGACTCTTGTATTTCCATAATCCATATAAGAAGAAGAACTACTTTCTCTACCTGATGTACCTGCTGTTTGAGATATATTTCTATTAAATGTAGCAAAAACATTTGAAGGATTATCTTCTGTTTTTGTAAGTGTACCAATAGCTGTCCAGTTATTACCTTGACCAGATTGGTCTGTTAAAGAATTACCATCTTTTAAAATATGATAACCATTTGTACCCCAACCAACACTAGGTGTAATTGAAGTTTTAATTTTCCATTCTCCAGTTGTACTATCTGTTTCTCCAAAAATTGTAGGAAGTTCTTGTGTTCCATCAATATGAACAACATGAGACATAGAACCATCAAAATTATCTGCGTTTGCATGTCGTTTTCCTATTCTTGGATAATAAGTTCCACCTACATTCCAATAAACTTGTGTATTTTGGTTTGGATAATTTGCAGTAGAAAATGAAGTTTCTTCAACACCATTAACATAAAATCTTATTCTATTTGATGCTGTCGCTTGTGTAGTATCAACTGCTAAAACTATATGATACCAGGCATTTGTGTCTCTAAATAATCTATTAGTTTGTACATCTCCATAACTTGCAGATGATGATTGCCAAATTAATTTATCACCACCATTAAAGAAGAAATATGCCTCATCACTTGCTGAATAAGAACAAGATGCAAGAAATTGACTTGAACCTGATTTACTTCTTTTAACCCATGCAGACCAAGTAAAAGTTGTTCTACTCCCTGCACTTTCAGTTCTATATAAAGATGTACTAGCCATTAGTTAAATTGTCCTCCACCTGTTGCACCGAAGCTAGAAGTTAGACTAAAACTTCTGTCTGCTGTTTGATTTTGAGCATCTGTCAATCTCAAAGTAAAATTATAAGTAGTTGGTGTTGTTGAAGTACCACCAAAGTCTGTTGTTGTTATCACACCTGTAGATGAATTTAAAGAACAATTTGCTAAAGATGAGTTAGTTAATACATTTGTTGTTTCACTAAATGCTATTGTATCTCCAGTACCTGCAACTGTTGCAACTGTACCAGAAAAATTTCCTGCAACTGTACCAAGTGAACCTGCTGCTGTTGTCCATACTGGTGCATCTGAAGTAGTTAAAATTGCTGATGAACTTCTACCTGCATTACCATCTGGATTTTCAACTCTAACAAACATTTGAATATCATCTGCTATTGTTACATTGATTACCATTGTAGTAGAGTTTGTAAATGAAACTGTACTAGGTGTAATAATTGCACCTGTTGTTGATTGTAATTCTACTGTTGCACCACTAACAAAGTTAGTACCAGTTATAGTTACATCTGTTGCAGTATTATCAATTGTTGAAGGTGATACACTAGTTACTGTTGGTTTAGTTTCTATTGCATCTATCCAAGATAATTGGTTTGTAGAATTACCATTGGTAGCTAATACTTGTCCATTAGTTCCAACTGAAGTAGGGAGAACTAAATTATAACTTTGCCCTGCAGAATGTGCAGGTCCAGCTATAGAAACTCCATGTGAATTTTGTGAGCAGTTAAGAATAATTTTTCCATCAGCACTTGAACCATCACCTTTAATAGTTAGTCCAGGTGTAAATTCTGTTTTAGCATTTGTTATTGCATCTGCATTTACTTTAACTTCAGTTACAGCATTAGTAGCTAGTTTGTCTGCTGAGACAATACCATTTTCTAAATCTGCTGCTGTTAAAGCTGCGTTTGCAGGAGTTCTTCCAACATATGCCATAGTATATTATTTCCTTATTATGCTGAGATAGTATCTACAACACTTGTAATTATATCAACAGATGAAGCTGCAGAAGCTACTGCTTCAACTGAATCTCCATTCTGTAATACAACTTTAGAACCACCATCAATTAATTCTAAAGAACCACCTGTAGGAATAGGTGCATCTTTAATAATGTGATAAGTGTCACTACCATTCTTAACATATACAGTTACATTCACAGAAGTACCAGAAGTGTTTGCACATCTAATACCTATGATTGCATCATCTGAATCTGCTGCTGTTCTTAAAACAGTAGGAGAACCTGCATTGTTTGAAATGTCTTGTTGTAAATATCTTTCGAAATCTTGTGCCATAGAATTATCCTAATTATACCTTTTTTTTATCTTATTGTCAACACAAATTATAAAGCAATTGCCATTGCTACAGCAAATCCTGCTGAAGCTTTAGTAGCAATATCAGTAGTTGCTGTATTGATTTGTGTTTGTATTGCTGAAGTTACACCATTAATGTAACCAAATTCAGTATTATCTACTGAACCATCTCCTACTAAATTAGCATTTAATCTAGCACTTGAATCTATTGTAGCTTGTTTACTATCTATCTGTGTTTGAGCATTAGATGATAGAGTATTAATGTATTGAAATTCTGTACTTGTAACTGAACCATCTGCAATTTTAGTTGCATCAATAGCTGCTGCTGCTTTAATATTAGCATTTTCAATATTAGTAATTGAGTTACCAGTACCATCTGCATCTATAGTTTTATTAGTAAATGTATCAGTTGAACTTGCAGTAATTAAACCATTTGTTAATGTACTTAAGTTTACATTGTTACCATTACTAATTGTTAGAGTTGGTGTTGAAAAACTTAATGTTTGATTATCTGTTTCTGCAGTTAAATAACCAACATCATTTGTCCATTGTGATATATTACCAGTTTTATTACTTAAAGCTTGTGAGCCAGTTAATGTAACAACTGAATTATCAATAGCTATATCATTTGCATTAGCTGTAATACCTGTACCACCAATAACATTTAATGTAACATCACCTGATGTTCCACCACCTGTCATACCAGTACCAGCTACTACTGAAGTAATATCTCCAGTTGGTATAGTTGCTACTTGAGTATCTACATATGCTTTAATTGATTGTTGTGAAGCAACTGATGTAGCAGAATCAGATGACATATTATCTTCATCTTTAAATGCTGTACCACTAATTGCTGTATTAATAACTGGACTTGTTAAAGTTGGAGATGATAAAGTTTTATTTGTAAGAGTATCTGTAGATGTTCTTGCAACTAAAGTATCTGCTCCAGAAGGAATTGTAACTGTTCCACCATTTGTAATTGAAGCAATAGTTGGAGTAGTTAAAGTTTTGTTTGTTAAAGTTTGTGCTGTAGTTTTATCTACAACGACTGCTGTATCAATTGCAAAAGTCATTGTCTGTGCAGAGCCAGTAGTATCAATACCAGTTCCACCAGTAAGAGTAAGTTCTTGTGTAGTTAAATCAACTGATTGATTACCACCAGTATCACCTTCAAAATCTAAATCTGAACCACCAACTTGTGCATCAACATAAGTTTTAATTGCTTTAGCTGAAGCTACTGTATCATCATTTCCTGAAACAGCACTTAAATCTGTATCTACATCTGTTATTGCTGTAGCACTTCCTATTACTAAACCATCTAAAGTTACATTACCATCAAAGTAACCATCTTTAAATTGTAAAGATGAAGTACCTAAATCAATATCATTAGTAGTAGTTGGAACAATTCCACCATCTTGTATTTTAAATTGTTCTACTGAATTACCACCAACATTAATATTAAATTCTAAATGTTTATTAGTAGTATCTATATTAATTTTGTTTAAAGGAGTAGCTAAACCTGCATCACCTATTAATCCAATTACTGGACCATTAGCAGCAGTACCATCATGTTTATGTCCTGTAGTATTTACAAATGCTGCTAAGAGTGCATCAAATTCATTATTAAACAATGATGCATCAATTGTATTACCATCTGCTATTGTACTTTGTCTTACATAACCTGCCATATTATCTTCTTCCTCCTGCTATAAAAGATACAAACATTCCATTAACTGAATATGCTGCATCTGTGTCATTAGTAAAAAATCTAAAACTATTTGAAAATCCACTTCCTGTTACTAAAACACTTTTACTCGGTAGTGTTGTTGCTCCAAAAAAAGCAGAGCCAAATAAAGCAGTAGCTTGTCCAAAGAGAGAAGCACTACTTAAATTACCAACTGAAAATTCTCCTGGTTGAGGAACTTCAGAATTATCAAAGTCATATCTAATTCTTAACTTTAAATTGTTTTGTGTACCTTCAGGTTCAATATTAGTTTTAACTTTATATAAACTTTTTCTTAAACCATTATCACCATAATCCATATCTGGTGTTTGAAATCTTGCACTTATATTTGCTGCATCAAAATTATTACCAGTATCTATTTCATAAATATAACCAGTATCATTTGCACCAAATTTAACTTCTTCGTTTTGAGGATTTAATTCTGAAGAACAAAATTTTAATTCCATTCCTTTTGTTTCACTCCACTCAAAAGCAGGAACTCCATTTGAATCAAATTTAAAAGTTCCTATAATTCCTAATTGTCCTGATTGAGCTTGACCAGACTTATGATAAAATAATCTGTATTGACTTCTTTCTCTAATAACCATACTAGAGATAGTATATTGTTGAATATTTTTTAATAGATTGTTTATTAAAGGTAAAATTTTTCTACTAATAGAACCTATTTCAACATCATCAATTCTCGCTGTACCAGCAACTGTTCTTAATCCATCAGGTGCTAAGAAGATTAAATCTCCACCTATCTCCTGAATTGAATTTCCATTTACACAACCTATATTTTTGGTTATAGACTTAATTATAGGGGTAGAATCAAGACTTGTCAACTCAAAGATACTATTTTTACAAAATATAATTAAGCTATTTCTAAATACTTTTATACCTACAATGATATCTCCAACATCTATCTCACCTGCAGAGGAACCTTCAAAGTCATATGGCTTTAATCTAGAACTATAAACTACTGTACTTGTTGAAGATGTTTGTCCTGCTACGACTAATCTTTCAGAAAATATTTCACATATCTTAGGATTGGAAGGAGCTGGAGAAGCCAGTTCTTCAAAGTAATAAGTGTTAACTCCACTTGATACTGTTATTTGAAACTCTGCTATTTTATTAGTACCATCAGTAATATATAAACTACCATAAGCACCATCTGATTCAAATGTAGCAAATTGATTATTTGATTGATTACTTCTAGCTATAGTTGTTGCACCAGATAAAGCTGCAGCAAGTATACCACTTTTTTTTACAGCTTGACTTGAAGCTGTTGTTTGTACATTACTATCTAATGTTAATACTGTATTACTTGTAATTGATAATACTCTATAATTAATAGAGTTAATTTGTATTCTATCATTAACAGCAAACTCAGTTGTAAATGCTGTACCAGTTCCTGTAACTGTTGCTGAACCTGCATTAACTGCTACTGTTCCTGTTTTAGTTACATAAGTATCTTTATTAATTTGAAGCCAAGTAATACCATCATCTGACCAAAATATTCCTGTACCTTGACAAGCAACAACTCCACCTGCATAAGGTATCAATCCTGTTATTGCATCTAGTTGAGAACCTGAAGGTACTGCTGCACTAGCACCACCCCATTTAGTATAACCATTAATTCTTCTATAACCACCTGTTGTAGATGATTCAAAATTTTCTAATATAGTTGCAGCACCTGGAGTTCGAAACAAAGCATGAGAGCTTGATACTAAATCCAAACCTCCTGCAACAGTAATTGAAGCTCCTTGTGTTGGCATAATTTATTATCCTATGGTAGTAAGTAAGTAAACCTTACATCTGACATATATTGTGGCTGTGGTGAATTTAAATTATCAGCCATATTTTGTAATCCTTTTTTATATTCATCTAAAGCTAATTGCGATTGTGCAATGTTATCTTTAAACTGATATAAATAATATCTAGCTCTTGCTAGTAAAACTGGTTTGTATTGTTCTGGGAATAAAACTGTATCTGTATCTGCTACTAAAGCAGTAGGTCTATTATAAGCAAAGAAATGAATATTATAAACTTTATCTGGTATAGGAGATAATCCAAATCTTCTACCATCTGAACTTCTTATAACTCTTACTGGAGTTGCATAAGTATTTGTTCTAGCTGCAGCTTCTTCCGATTGTGCATAATTACTTCTCCAAGTAGTTAGAGTTGTAAAAGGTAATTTATTAATTGTAAATGGAGCATTTGTATCTACTAAAGTAAACATATCCCAGTTTACTGAATCAAAGTCTGTATCAATATTAGCTGACCCAGCTTTTAATAAATAAAATCTTTGACCTGCAACTGTTGGTACAATTGTATTTCCATAATAAGGGTCATCAGGTACATCTGAACTTAACCATGACCAATCATCAACAGCATCAACAATATCAAAGTAAGCTCTGTTAACTACATTAGCTACTTGTTTTTGTATACCTACTCCAGTAGCTACTGTTGTAACTTCTGGTTCATTTAATTCTACTAATAATTCATTTACGAATGTTTTATAATCTTTTGCCATTTAACAGTTCCATGCCCTTAATGATTTGTTAATTCTTGAGTTAGGGTCTCTAGCAGTTTTCTTGGAAGTCAATTTCTTTTTCATTCCTTTCATTCTTGCACAAAAGCTTTTTCTTCTTTTGTTTCCCTTAACTTTACTAGGTGCTTTAAGATTTCTTTTCTTACCTGTTTTAGTTTTACCTTTATTGTAAGATGCTCTACCTTTAGCATTTAAACCACCTTTAGGGTTTTTGCCTTCTTTCCTTGTCCATGCAGGAGATGACATTAATCCCATAATTCTTACTTCTTCTTATAATTCTTTTTATCTTTATTTTTTACTTTACTAATAGTGATAACCATAGCACCACCACCATGTCCATAATTTTTTCTTTTAACTTTTCCACCATGTTTCATCATTGGCTTTTTTTTCATTCCATATCCTGGCATATTATTTCCTTATATAATTATTGCAATAATTAATATTACAACAGCTACTGCTATTGCTTTTTTATGTTCTGCTATAATGTGGGGTATATGTTCTTTTAATTTCATTATATATTTCCTTTAAGTTAATGAAAGGGGGATTGCTCCCCCTAACATTTAATTATTGATTAGTCTATTTTAATAATACCAGCACCAACTGATGCAGTATTAAGTACTTTTCTTCCATATACATGAAGACCTCTTACTTGGTCTGCAAATGTAGTAGGACTTCTAAAAGACTCAACTGTGTTCATTGCTGATGCACATGATGTACTTCTCATATGACCAAATAAAACAGAAGGTTGTGCAGCACCTGCACCACCAACTACTTGAGATAGAGTATTAAGAGATTTGTACATAGCAAATCCTCTAACTAAACCAGAAGCTACAAGACCATTTCTTAAAGAACCTTTACCTGCATTGTAATCAATCGATAAAAGTTTAGAAGAAGTATCTGCTAATTGGTTATAAAAGCTAGGAGCTGCAACAAACCATCTGTTATCTTCAGGGTTGTTGTTTTCATCCATAACTTGAGCTGCTGAACTCATAAAGTTAAGAGGGTCTACTTCACCTGCTGCGTGTCCAATATCAATCGGAGCTGCAACTGAACCAAAGATAGCTGCTTTAGCTGCATTACCTGCTGGTGTTAGAACTGCTGTAGCTGCAATAGCTTCATCATACATATTATCTAGAACTTCTACATCCATAGCATCTTTTAATTGATAAGCTGCGTTATTAGATGCGACTTCAGGGAAGTTAATATGTCCAAATTTTTTCTCTAAAGAATCTACTTGGAAGCTAAAGTAATTAGCTTTGTCAATTACTAATACCAATTCAGCATCAGTTAGAGCTGTTGCTGGTGTTGCTAAACCTCTAGTGTAAGCTGCTGTAGCTATTTGAGGTTCTTTAACGATATTAACTGTATCACCATATGATTTGATTTCGCCCATGTAATCTGTATTACAGATTGCTTCGACTGTTGATGCTTTTCTTAAAGCAATTTGTACTTTCTTACTGTAGATTTCAGGAACCCAAAATTGGTTCGCTTGTACTCCACCAGCAACAAAGTTTAATGTATTTCCACCTTGAAAGTGTGCCATAATTATTTTCCTTATTTGTTTACTTGTTGATAAAAATGAAAATAAATTTATTCGTCTTGAACAAATCTACCTTCTTTTTGAGCCATAGCAATATCTTTTTCATATCGCATAAACTCATCATCAGACATTTTTCTAATATCCGATGATTTGAAAGTAGGTTTTCTATCAGTAGGTTCTCCAACTTGTTCTCTAGTTTTAACTAGCAAATCAGCACCTTCAGAAGATTGCCTTCTTTCAGTAGTAGTTTTTTTATCTAATCCAAGTCCTCGGTCTTTCTTATACAGGTCGACTGCTCTTGCTGCAAGTTTACCATTGTTGTTGTTCTCATAAATCCAAGATTTAATTTCCATTGGTTGTTCATCTGCCCAGCTATGAAAGTCATCCGATTCTTTAATATCATTAAAGTCTGGATGGTATTTCGATAACTCTAATTGAGCTTCACGAGCTGCCAAAGAATCATTCTTTTTCTTAAGAGCTTCAACTTCCTCTTGTAAGCTTGTCATCTCATTACGAGATTGCAAGTGAGATACAGTTTCCACAACTCCATATATGTCAGGGTATTCCTCTTTGAAGACTTTTAATTCTTCTTCAGATTTTGGTGGAGTATACTTTGGTCGGTTCGCTTGAAGCTGTGCTTTAAGGTCTCCTTCTTTGGCATTCCAATCACCTAACTTCCTATCATAATATCGTTTTAGGTCGTCATATCTTTTTTTGTAGTCAACTTTTTGATAAGGTTTAGCATCAGCAACATTAAGTGCTGATTCTTGTAAAGACTTATCCGAAGTAGCCGAATCTAAAGTTGAGTTAGTATCAGGGTTGACATTGCTGTCAGTAGCTTCTCTAACATAACCTCTAGGGTCGGTGTTGGCATCTGCTGGTCCATTATCTGCAGAAACAAAATCTGTTGGCATTACATCTTCTGTATGCCATGACTTATTTCTGTTATAAGGATTCGCTTCGACTTCCTTAGTTTGTCCTTCGTCTTCTTTCATGTGTCCTCCTTTAGGGCTTCTTTAACTGTGAAGGTAGCTAAATTTTGGTTATTGATTGAAAACAAAGCTACAAGGGCTTATATAAATATAAGGTAGCTTGTTTATCTTTAGAGTACCACTCTAAAAATTCTGTTATGCCAATAAAGAATCTTCTGCTGACATTTCAGCATTTTCTTCTTGGCTTACTTGTCCAGCATCATAACTTTCTTCTGCTGATTTCATCATCTTTCTTAATCTGTCTACACCAATATTCTTAACTGCTTTGGCTGTAAATACAAATTCTCCATCTGATAAAAGTGCTGGAATTGAATCTGAAGTTCCATCTCCTGGTCCTTCTACTAATTCATCTTCTGTAAATTCTGTTGCAACTAACTTAGGTAAAATTGCTTCTAACTCTGGATGCATTTCTATAGCTTCATCTAATACTGTTTCTTCTTCTTCTGATAATGCTGATGTATCTAATATTGAATCATAATCCATATCATCTTCAGCTTCCATTTCCATATCAGTTTCTGCCATCATAGTATCATCTTCCATACCCATAGGTGCTAGTAAAGATTCATCTTCAACTATATCACCTTCAGCATATGCTTGATAATCTTTTCTTTCTTTTTCAACAGAACCACCAATACTTAAAGCTAATGGTGTTTCTTCTGCTATTTGGTTTTCATCCATATAACCACCTGTTGCTGCTTTAACTTTAGTTTTCATAGATTCTAATTTTTGAATTTGATTATCTATATTTTTATGTTCGCTTGGTTCAGTAACTTCTTTTTGTAATTCTAATTTATTAATTTGTTTATCAATTAATTGGTCTTTAATTCCTTTTGCCAGAGTACTACCTGGTAATGGGTATCCATCATCAGGGTCTCTATCTTCATCAGTAGGAAAATCATTAGGGTCTACTCTTTTTAACATAGCAATATCACCTTTATTATAATTTTCTCTATCCATTATTCCACCTTTATTAAATCTTGTTCTTTTCTTAGATAAAAGTCTAGAAGGTAAACCTTGTCTTGCTGATTCAGGAGTATTTACATCATATGGATTAATACCATTATCTTCTTCATCCTGTTTAGCAATGAATGGAGGTTGAGACATAAGTCCACCTGTTGCCATATTTCTAGGTTTTTTCTTCTTATAGTACATAATTTTTATCCTTGTTTGTTTATTATAACAATAGAAAAGTGTTTAGTCAACACTATCTTTTAGTATTTCTCTAACTTGACTAGGCAGGTTCTTCAACCTGTCCAGAAAAAGCCATCTCCCCTGGCATTGCTGGATTGTTTGTTGGGTCAATCCCCTCGCCATTTCCTGAGTTGTTTGGTTCTGCACCTTGTTCAGGTACTCCTCCAGGTGTTTCCATTCCTGGCTGTTGACCAGGGATAGGAGCTTCTTGGCTAGTTCCTTGTTGAGCATTTTGATATCCTATAATTTTAGCATAAATTTCTGCTTCATCTTTAGAATTAATTATTTCATCAGGGTCTAAATCTAGAGAGTATGCTAACTCTTTTATAACTTCTGATATTCTAACGAATGGAGCAATAGATGGATTTTGAATTGTTTGTAAGAACATAGTAAGTCTTTGAGACCTAACTTCTTTTCTCATTAAAGAAGAACTACCTGTTGCTTTAATTTCAAAGTCACCCATGATTGGTAAATCACCTTCATAGAATTGCATATTCCATTGGAACATAGATTCTCCTAAAGGTTTAATTAAGCTGTCATCAATATTTTTAATGACTGTTTTAATATTTAAAGATGCAGCACCCATAAGCATTGACATACCTGATGCTGTTCTAGTCATACCTGTTACTCCTGTTTGACCATGTGAGTAAGAAGGTATACCTGTTGATTCATCTGCAAGTTGTCTAAACTTATCAAACATCTGCATATTTTCATTTGCAGTATTAGGAAACTTAATTCCATAAATTGCTTGACCTGGAACTCCAGCTTGTCTTTTAAAAATCTTTCCTGGGTAAACTTCCATGTTTTGATTTTGAACCAAAGCTGATTCATCAATATCAAAAACTAAGTTACCTGCTAATGCTAAGTTATCAATTGCCATTCTTGCATGACCATTCATAATAGCTTGTGCATCATCCATATTTTCTGGAACACCTATACCAAAGAATTGATAAGGATTTGTTTCATAAGAAAAAGATTGATAAGGTATTCTAAATGGAGTAAAAGGATTTTCTACTATTCTAATTACTTTTCCATTAGTAGTCCAAATATTAACTTGAACTTCTTCAAAATCTTCTATCTCTTCATCAATATCTAAACCTTGTTCTCTAGCAGACATTGCATCTATAGTTCCCCAGTATTCTAATACTTCGTATCTATTAGATTCTAAATCTCCATATGAATTATTTTCTGCATCAATAGATGTTTCCCAACTTTTCTTATCATACTTTGGACCCATCTCTAAACATTTATAAATAGCTTCTTTATTGAAGTAAGGTCTATTTAATAAATCTTTAAACTGATGTCTATTTAATCTATGTCTTTGAATAACATATTCTGCTTCTTCCATGTTTCTAGCATTAGGGTCTGGGTAAAAATCCCATATGCTAACAAATTCTACTTTAGGAACTTTAACTTGTTCAGCTTGATATTCTCTACCATTACCAGCATTAGAATATTTATGTAAAGTTTTGTTGTAAGTAAAAGGTCCTTTTATAATTCCTGTACCTAATAAACAAGATTCAAATATTGCACTTCGTAATGCAACATTAGCATCTGATTCATCTAGTTGGTCTTCAATTAATTTATGTAATCTTCTTGCTGCAATTTGTGCAGGTTTAATTTGTGGCATCTCAGGAACTGGAGATGGTCCTGAAGATAAATCTGCTTCTTCAAATTCTTCTTGTAGTCCACCTAAGTTAACTCCACCTAAATTATTAAATGTAGCTCCTGGTGGTAAATCATTTCCATCACCTGGAAAACCTAATCCACCATTATCACCCATTTCTTCTTGTGATGATTGAGGGTTGTAATCTAAGTTACCTTCTATTTGAGGTTCTATTTGGTCAACACCCATTTCCTCCTTCATAGGATTCATGTGTGCATATTCATCTATACCTTCAGGTACAACAGTCTCTTCAATTGTTAATGGAAATTTTCCTGTACCAAATAATACATCTATGATTTGTCCATAAGCTGCTAGAACTTTTGTTTTAGTAACTTTAACAAATACTCTTGACTTTTCATGTTCAGTAAAATGAATATTTTTATAATACTTGCCACGATAATTATGATAAGCTTGTAACCATCTATCTTCATCGTCACTTCTCTTATCAGTACAAGATTGAAATTTAGAATTAATGTCAATTACTAAGGATTCTAATTCTTCTAAATTTTCTTCTTCATCCATTGCTGAATTCATAGTTTCATCAACTGCCATACAATTCCTATTAATTACTTAAATTTTATTAGTAAGTATAATAATACACTTATTTCTTCGACTTGTCAACTATTTTCTTAATTTCTATGATAACACTATTGGGTATAATTGTAGTATTTCCTATCTCTTCAATCTTACCATCCTCAGAATCTGATAGTGAATAATCTCCAAATACTCTAGTAACTCCTTTAGCTTGTGTAAGTAAATGACCATGAGTTACACAAGTTGGTAGCTTTGCTTTCTTACATCCCTCCATCGATTGCCAGGAGCTATCCGAGCAAATATCAAGCCAGTATACAGCAACCATAGGGTACTTATCTATTTCTCTAGTAGCTCTAGTATTTAATTGTATCTTTTTCTTTGTCATATCTTTTCCCCAAAGTGTTTCTTTTGTTTTATAACCTTATGATTATGATTATCTTGTTCTGTTTTAACCTTACCATAAGGTTTAAATCTTCCATTACCTTCTATCTTAGGGTCTTTTAACCATGAATGTTCTTGGTCTTTAATTCCATTATTATCAGAGTATCTAAATATATTCATTTTAAATACTTGTTCTATATCTTCTTGTTTTAAGTATTCTTGTAATTCTTCATATGACATTACTTCATCATATTGTTCGTCAGTATTTTTATTTCTAAAAGTATATAAAGGCATATTAGTATCCGAAGGTTGGGTCAGATGGTATCCATCTTTTATGTTGTTGCATATTTTCATAAGCTGTAATACTTCTAGGTCTAGACATAATTAAATATCTAAGTGCATCATAAGCATGGTCTGATGCTTTAGTATCGACATCTTCTGGTTTTGTTTTATCAATAGGTATTGATTGTAATTCTCTTATTATATTCGGACAAGTACGAAATAGCTGAAGCTTTGGTCTCCCTTGGGAGTTTAATTTTAATCTTTCATGTATTTGTATCTTGCCCTGAATTCTATTCTTATCTGCTCTTCTAAGCTTATGTCCTGCCCTTGTTAATGTTTCTCCGACAGTTGGACCAGTAGTTCCTGTTCTTGCCCATGCTGCTGTATCTAACACCCCAGGAACAGATAGTTTATCTTCTCTTTCAAACTCAAATATTCTTAAAGCTAACTCTTCTCCTGTTAATCCTTTTTGATATAGTTCTCTATAAATAATTAATGTTTCATCTTGTGGGTCTATTGCTCCCCATACAACTGCTGACTCTGCTGCATAACCATAGTCAATTCCTTTTACTCTAGTCCAATGTTTAGGTAATTCATATGGAGCTATTGTATGTTTATCATATTCAAATTCTGTAAAAGCAGCTCCTTCGGAAACATCCCAGTTACCATCTAGTAGTTGTCTTCTTTGTGTTGGTGGTAATGATTGAAGCATCTGTTCATATTTACCATCATCATTTAGATAAGGATTGTCTTGTAGACTAGCAGGAATAAACTTTCTTGTTATCTTATCTTTACCAGTAAAGGATTCATTAGGTGGTGCTGGGTCTAGATACCTTTTTTTGACCCAGTTACCTCCCACTCCTCCTGGGTTTGCAGTACACCGAATGTAGCATTGTATTGCATTATTAGTTGTTCTCAATCGTGATTGCAAGTATTGAAGTGGGAATTCTGTAGGATACTGTGTTAGCTCGTCAATCCCTATCCAGGTGTACGATTGACCTTGGTATCTATATACATCAGCATCTCTATCAAGGTAACCAAACTCCAATGAAGCTCCTGAAGGAAATTTCCAAATCTTTTCAACCTCTCTAAACTTTGCACCTTGAAATGCTTTAGGGTACAACTCTCTAGACTTGTCTATTAATTCTCTAAGTTCAGGCATTGACTTTCTTAATAGTAATGCTCTATGTTCTTTGATGTGCATAAACCTTAATGGGTCAACTAACATTGCGTATGACTTACCTCCACCTGCTGCACCACCATACAATACATCTTGTTCTGGTGCTGCTAAAAATTGTGTTTGTGGACCTGTATTAGGTTTAAATGCTATTCGTTCTTTTTCTTCTTGAAGGAGTTCTTTAACAGGGTTAGGAAGGTTATCAAGCTTGTCTTCTTCGATGACCATACCTTTCTTCGTTTCTTTATTCGTCTCGCCATTCTGTACTACCTTTAGTGCTTCCTTTTTATCTCGGAGTCTTCTGGTCTTATTCTCCAAGTTCTTTTTTAATTTTGCTATTTCTTTTTCTTTTTCTTTAACTAACTTTCTAGAAGCTAACTTAGCTTTATGTTCAAAGCTATAATTATATTGTCTCTTTGTCATCTCTAGCTAGTAAACCTTTTGGTTGTTCTTTAATTGGTTCTGGAGTATCTTTATCCATTATCTTCTTTAACCCCATGGCTGATAGCTTACGACCTGTTTGATGTTCTAATATATCTACTGCTCCTCTTAAACTAAAAGCACCTGACTTAACACCATCTTTCATTTCATTTAATGATTCTATTTCTTTAGCTACTGGAACTAAAGTCTTATCATCACTTGCTAACTTATAACCAAAAGGGATTGTCGAACTATTCCTTCTCATCGATTACCTCTTCTGCTGTTACATCTATTAATTCTTCTTTTTGTGGTATAATAAATATACCTGATGATACTGTATGACTAACATCCACCTTATCTCTTTTAGCAACACCCACTCTGTCTAACAAGGTTTGGGCTGCTTGGAGTTTAGCATTCACTTGTGGTATGGGGTCATCACTCTCCAATATCTCTACAAGTTTCTGACTGGCTCGTGGTGCAGACTTAGCTAGAATCTTTGTGGCGACATCTACAATCTCATCCTTTAAGGAATCTATTACTTTAGATTTAGATGTTGGAGAATAACCTGCTTCTTGTAATGCTAGGTTTATATCTCCTTTGGCTGTTGTTGATAACGATGCTAAGAATGTTTCTTGTTGTTCTGTTAATTTTCTTTTCTTATCTTGATTGGTAGGTAGGAAGTTACTATTCATATTAATCATTATAACAAGTTTACAGCTAGTTGACAACACAAATTAAATATATTTCTAATTAGAGTTGACAAATGCAGAAGAGGGTGTATAATATAAGTAGTTACCCTCCAGGGGGTGAAGCATCTAAGTCTATCTGGGTCAGTCCAGCTATATAGCAACCCCCTAGCTAATCTTTATAGCAGGGCGACCTTATCTAGTTTACACTCAAAAGTCTTTCATTTTGTATAAGCACTATATACATACCCCCACACCCCCCCATGGCACATCGGCTACCCCTTGCGAATTAGAATCAATCTAAACTACAAATATAGGTAAGCAATACTGACATATCTTTTACAATCTATAGGTGTATCTTAAGGTGTTGCTAGTTTACAACACATAGTGATATATTTACCACATATAAGATATGATTTAAACCCTCACACAACCAGCGATTGCACCAGATAATTCAACCCTTAATTGCATATTCTATAGTGATATAATTGTCACCAGATGTTGCAATAATACAACAGAAAATATATAGCTGGTCGCCCTTTAATTACCTACAAATAGCCTTAGTTATGCCTTAGTTTTATTAATCAGTTTTTAGCTATTTATACAAATTATATAAGCATTATTTATTTCTAAAAACTTTTATAAAAATTTCAAATCAAATCAATTATTAGCAATATTATTTTAATTATTTTCAATTATTTTTAATTTATTTCAATAATCGTTGCTATTGCTCACTTATTTTTTCATATTAACTTATTTTTGCCATATTTCAGTCAAACAATAGCCTTATGACTATGTTTTTATAACATCATGAAAAAAACAATAACATTTGAAATAACAAAGCATAATTACAAAGCTTTCGGAATTCAAAATAGAAGAGAATTTTTAAAATATAAAAGAAGAGCAATAAAAGATTTAAATTGTAATTCTTTAATATTTCAAGAATATTACAAGCCAGTTAAATCAAGCATTTACAACCGAATTAATATGAGTGTTCAAGGTGGTAAATCTAAAAATGCTAGATACAACCACAGCTTGTAATTAAGTAAGTAAACAACACAAGATTTTTAATTAAATCTTACAACTGGAGGTAGAATGTACCATATAATTTTATGGTTAAGTTTAATTTTTGGAAGTGTTTTTTCAATAATTAATAATGAGATATATTTAAGCTTAAGTTTATTTTTAATTTTTGCTGTAAATGTAGCTTATAATTTTACAAGATAAATAATACTAATACAACTGGAGGTTGAATGTTAAGCAGAAAATACTATAAAAAACTAGCAGAAATATTTAAACATGGATATGAAGAAAGTTATAAAAATAATGGTTTGGAAACTGGTAAAATTGAAAATTCAAGTAGAGGTTGTGAAATTGTAGAAATGCAATGGAAACTAATTGAATTTTTAAAAGCAGATAACCCTAGATTTGATGAAGATACTTTTATAAAAGCTATGGAAGTTGATTTTAAAGAATTAAATAAATGGTTAGATACTGAATAATAACAATACAACTGGAGGTTGAATGAGAAAAAATAAAACAACTAAGAATTTTACTAACTTCAAAATGGATAATGAAGTTTATAAACAAAGAAGACAAGTAATGAATATAATCTATGAAATTAAAAACATAGGTTTAAATATACCTAGAATAGATGTGAGAATTGGTGAAGATAAAAGTTGCAATGTACTCGGTAAGGGTCGATTGAATGATAATATTATATGGATAACACCTCGAGCAATAAACAAAGGTGAAAATTATCTAAGACATACAGTATTGCATGAGTTAATACATACAATCTATGGTTGTAAACATGACAGTAAATGTCATTTAATGAAAGCTTATCAACCTACAACTATAAAAAGTAAAGATAAACTATTGCAATTATTTAAGAACTACTATAATAAATATAATAATATAAAACAAATGGAGGTTGCATGAAACTTGATAGCAGACAAAATTATAATTTAAATTTATCAAAAAGTAAGTTAAAAGAAGATAAAACTACTGCTAAAGAAATGATAAAAATATGGACTAAACAAAAAAAAGAAATTGAAAATGGTTTATCTTTTTTAAATTTTGAAACTGAATGTCATGAGAATTATGGTAAAGAGTATACATATAATCAAGATGAAAAAAATATAATGCTAAAGAATTATGAATGTAAAAAACATTTTGAATTTCTTTTAAATAAATATAATAAAAAAATAGAAGATGAAACTAAAGTAATAAATAGAAATATAAATTTTTATATAGATGAGAATTATAATTTCACTTATAATAATTATTCAAATGAAGAGAAAAAAATATTGGAGGTTGAATGATACAAGCACAAATAAATCTACCATTATATGACAATGATGGTAAGTCAGTTAAGAAAGCACACAAACAACTAGAGGTTGAATTATGCTCAAAGTTTGGAGGGTGTACAACTTCAAGTGGTAGAGGTAAATGGCTTGATAAAGGTAAACTATACAATGACAGTTTAAATATTTATCAAGTAGCAATAGATAAAAAGTTTAAAAATCTATTCATTAAGATAGCAAAAAAATATGGTATTGAGACTAGACAACTAGCAATATATACTGTAATAAATGGACAAGTAAAAATAATAAATATATAATACAACTGGAGGTTGAATGACAATACAGTATGCAATTTATAGAATTATAATAAGTGGAGAACATATTGTTGCCACAATTATATGTTAGTCAATAATAACAATAACCAATGGAGTGAAATATGAGAAATCAAATAGACCAAAAAAGCCTATATGTAGAGAGAAGTGGAGACCGAGAAATATATTACAGCTATAATACAACTGTTGCTGTAAAGACACCGATTGAAACCTATGTTTGCGAGAATGTATGGAGCATGACAACAGCTAAACATCTTAATAGGATAGAAGAGTTAACTGGAAGTGATAGAGAATATAGAATGAGATATAAAGATTTTAGAAATTTCTGTATCAATAACAATGTAAATAAACACTATATATAAAAACAACTGGAGGTAGTATGACTAAAATAAAAGAAACTATATATGATACGAATGAAGTAGACAATCTATATAAAATTGTAGATAAACTGGTAGAGTTAAGAAATGACCCTTTTAAATATGATGAGTGGAATATTAAATATAATTATATATTGAGTGAATTACAAACTTACAATAGATATATTGATTATAATAATATAAGAGATAAGTTTAAAGAACAAGGACTAGAACTAAAATAAAATTATGGTTGACATAATCTTGCCACAATTATATGGTAAGCAATAACAATGAGAACAAAGAGTGAACAAAATAATTTTTTAATTGCCATAATCTTGACACAATCTTGTGGTAGTTAGATAATATGATTTTAAATTTTAATGTATCGGATTTAAAAACAAAATTAATAGATACAAATTATATAGGAATAGATATGGAAACTTATAATCTAAAAGACCAGTATGGAAACCCAACAGAATTTGCGTTGACTGTAGCAATGGAGGGTATCAAAAAAGAACTAATAAGAATTCAAGATGAGATTGAGAATGGTGAAGTTGTAGGTGATAAGAAAAAATATATACAAGCTTTATTCAACTTGAATAATAAGTTAGTGGAGAAGTATAATTCTAAAGGTGGTGACGCAACTGGATATTATTTAGAGTGGGCAGATAATAAACCAGATAGTGTTGCAATCTCAGGACTTATATAATTAATAATAAACAAGGCTCATCTTTAATTAGGTGAGCCATAACAATAGGAGTTAAGATGTTTAAAAAAGAAATGAGTATAAAAGAATTTATTGAACAACCAGAAATTCAAACCTTAATTGATAAAGGTATGATGACTGTTAATGCAATAGATGAGCAAGAAGAAATCTATGATGAGAATATAGATGAGTTTGTAGAAGAAATAAATAAAACTGGAATGTTAAAATAGGAGGATAGATGAAGAGTAAATCAATAAGTAAAGACGCAGATAGAATTGTTAGTGGTTTATTAGTTTGTAAACCTTTAGCAGATGAAGTATATAATAAGCTAAGAGTGTTAGCTTTAAAAGATGAAGAGGAGTTTAGAAACAATAGGTATCAAGAGAGAGTGAAAGCTAATAACAACTGGAACTGTGGAGGATAGATGACATCAGAAGAAATAATAAAAGCAGTAGACTATAAAAAAGGACACTTCAATATGGTGCAATATATATTAAGAGAGAAACCAGAATGGAGTATAAGTGTGTATGATATAGAAGAAGATAGATTTTCTGTGGAAAAATCTAAAGACTATCAACAAATAAAAAAAGCTATTAAAGATTATCAAACAGAAATTATTTGTTATAGTAAAGAGGATAAGAGAATAGGATGGGCATGGTTTATACCATACAATGAAACAGATGAAGATATTGTATCAGACTATTCAGATACATTAACTTTGAATGCTTGGTGTAAACAGTTTGAAGAGTTGCATAAACAATTGGAGGTAGCATGAAGTTAAAACAAATAGTAGACATCACTAAAATATTAAGTGATAGGAAGATACCAGATGATGTACTAAAATTTTTAGATGATGAGTATTATTCTATATCTAAAAAACAAAATATAAAATTTGGTGATATGGACTTACTACATTATATCAGAGTAAATATTAAAGACCATAAGAACTTATGGAAGAGTTATAATGAAGTAGAAGAGAGACTACATAAGATAAAACAAATAATGGAGGACTAATGAGATACACTTATAACTGTAATGATGGTATGAATACTGATAAGAGTACTAACCATATAGAAGCTATGTCATATAAAAAAATGTTAAAGATACTACCTTTAAAATATCCTATTGGTACTATTGTTAATGTTAGTTATACAAATAAAAAAAAGAATTTAATTATTAAAGATATAAAGGTAGTCTCTAATGATTGAAATATTTATAAACACACCAAAAGAATTACAAGTATTAATTTTATTTGGTATAGTAATGGTAGTAAGAGAGTTAGTTAGATGACAATAGGTTATGGACTAGGAATGTTATTAGTAGGATTGATAGCAATAACAATAGGTGGAACTATAATTTATATAGTAATAAATAAACTGGAGGATAGATGATACAAAGTAAAATAGAACTAAAGCTATTAAAGATTATGGAGTTAATCCATGAGCAGAAAGTTAGATTGATAGAAGAAAAACCAGTACTCTATTCTAGTCTAGCAGATATACATACTAGAGTAGAAGTTATCTATGATAGTATTAAGACAAGTAAAGGCAGAGACTTTGCACCTAAAGGTGTGATGATACCAACGAACAAAGCAAGAACAGGAGTAGAACAATGAGTGAACTAAAAGAGAACAAAGACTTTGAGTGGGCAAGTAGTTTTTATTTAAGTTCAGACTTACCTAAAGATTGGGATGTTATGGAAGATGATAAACTATTTTCTACACTTGAACAATTAGCATGGCAACCCTTTGAATATTGGGATGGAGAAAGTATTTATAGAGAGATAGAAAATCTATCATCATCTGTAAGAACATATATAAACAAGGAGAATAAATAATGAGTGAACAAAGTAAGATACATATAATGGTAAGGAAAATGAATAAGTATGGTAAGGATTTATATTATGTAGTTAACAAAGATGATTGTTGGTTGCCAGTTATATATGGACAACAAGCATTGACTAAACATAACATAGATTATTTGAAGATGACTAATAGATTTTCATTTGAAGTTGAGAGAGAGATACTTTAATGCAGATGTACTTTATAATTTTTAAGAAACAAAAAGATAAAGAGTTTAATCTATTTACTAATACAATTTTCTCTGAAGAAGAAACTGCTAAAGAGTTTGCAAGGAAGAGTAAGAAGAGAGGACAAGAGTTTAAGGTGGTAGAGTATACTCAAGAAAACTTAGATGACTATTGGTATACTAAATAGATAATTAGATATGTTAATATTATTATTATTAATAACCCTAAAGATATTATTTATATACTTATACCATAAATTTTTATATGTATAATAGAACATCTAATAACTGTGATGTTATGTCACACTTTACTGTTAAACTAATTATGGTTAAACATAATGCCGACAAGAAACTGCCTAAGTTTAAACACAATACTTTGGTAGAACATTAATACAACAAAGGAGTAGTATGTTATTTATTAAATGTAAAATGCAAGGTGAACCAATGTTTGCAGTTGATGTAGCTTGGACACAACAACAAGCAGTTGAACTACTGCAAGAGTACAGAGAGGATGACCCTAACTCAAAGTATTCTTTATCAGATACTGAGGGTCAAGATGGTATAGTTAAAACACCTTTCAATAAAGATAGGTTTAATAAATACAAAGGAGTAAAGTAGTATGAAAACAATTAAAGAAATTAAAGACCATTTCAGTATAGAAGAAATAAAATTACTGATAGAGATAGTAAGAGGTAGGCAAGACTTTGATATTATGGAGACAGCTATCAAAGATTTTTATTCAGATGAGATAAATATATTTTCATTTGATGGTAAAGAAAAATTACATGAAGATATAAGAGAAACTTTAATAGAAAAGTTAGAGTTTGATTTTGAAATGGGAGGTATAATATAATGGAAAAGAAATATAGAACTAAAGTTAAACCAGATAGAAAGACAGTAGGACAGTTAGCTTATGAAAAACATTGGAGTGTAGTGGGCTTAATCAAATCGTTAAACTATAAACAAGAGGAGTTAGATACATGGGCAAAGTTAAACAAGCAATCGTAGATGTTGAAGAAGAGGTAATGGATATTGTAATGAGTAGGACTAGCTTAGAGAGAGGACATGAAACAGTTAGTCTTCCAGAAGTACAAACTATTTTATTTAAAAAGTATTGGCATAAGAATAACAATGGATATTTTTTAGATGAGAAGGTAGTAAGCAACGCATATAACAAAGCAGTATATGAAAAAGAAAATGAGCAAGAGTATTACAGTAGAGAGGATGTAGGAATATGAGTGTAGATAACAGAGGAGACTTAAGAATAGATAGTTGGGCATTAGATATTAAGTGGTCAAATGGTAAGGAAGAAAAAATTTTAGATATACCAGATGAAGTTGCACAATATATTGATGACTACTTAACTGAACTAGAAGGAGAAATTGAATGTTAATTTTTGGTAAGACTAAGAGTGATTGGAAAGCAATAGAATTATATTACAGAAGAGAGTGGTTGTGTTTTGTAGTAGGATTTATATTAGGTGTGATACTTATATGAGTGGATATTATGTAGGTAAAATACATAACGATTTAAATAATGTTGATATGTATTTACAAGAACACTTTGATAGAGTAAGTTATGATAGTGATGAAGATTATAAAGCTTGTATTAAAGATGTAAAATATATAACTAAACGATTAAAGAAGTTAGATAGAATAGAAAAAATAATAGGAGCAGACAGATGAAGTATTGGTTGTGTGAATTTCACGAACAAAATGGTGAGCATGAGTATACATTTAGACATATATACAATGACCAACAGTTAGAAGATATAGGACATGAAGGTGATGACCATGAGTATAGAATATTAAATCATTTCTTTTATCAAACTATGGATGCAGGAGATGAAGAGGGAGGAGGTTATTGGACAGATGATGGGTGTAGGATAGTTAGGTTTGATGGTATGACCCAATGCTTTAAGAA